CCGCCCCTTTTCTTTTAGGATTAAAACATGGCTACAAACACCTTCGTATCCATATCAAACCGCGCCTTAACATTGTTAGGAGCGCAGCCGATAACGTCGCTGGCCGACGATACGAAAGAGGCCCGTGCGTGCAACCGGATGTACGAACAGTCTCGCAACCAAGTGCTGCGTGGCCACCCGTGGAATTTTTCCGTTAAGCGCGTCGCACTAGCAGCCGACACCACGGCACCCGTCTATGAATATACAAATGCTTTTACATGGCCGTCTGATTGTCTTCGCGTTGTCGAAGTAGACACTACCGAAAACTGGATTATTGAAGGTCGCAAGATCGTCTCTAACGCAGCAGCGCCCCTTAACATTGTTTATGTAAGCGAGGTCGAAGACCCAACGCTATTTGATGCGCTGTTCGCGGAAACTTTTGCGCTGCGTCTAGCAGCAGATATTGCTTATGAAATCACCGCTTCGCAGACTGTGCTGTCGAATATGGAAACGTTGTATACGACGAAGTTAGCAGAAGCACGCCGGGTAGACGCACAGGAAGCGCAGCCGGCAACCGAACTTGATTGGCTGGAGAGCCGTACTTAAATGTCGCGTGTAACGTCGATACAAACAAACTTTACAGCGGGGCAGCTATCCCCTCGCTTGTTTGGCCGTGTTGATTTAAACAAATACGCCAACGGTGCAGAGGAACTTACTAACCTTGTTGTATTGCCCCACGGCGGCGTATCACGGCGCCCAGGTACAAAGTTTATCAACGAAACAAAAACCAGCAGCGCAAAGTCGCGGTTAATACCGTTTCGGTTCAACACAGAACAAGCCTACTGCCTAGAAGCGGGCAACCAATACTTTCGGTTTTTTAAAGACCAAGGCTCTATCTTAGAAGCCAACAAAACTATCAGCGCAATTACAAAAGCCAATCCTGGCGTAGTTACAGCCACAAGCCACGGGTTTAGCGACAACGATGTTGTGTTCATAAGTTCAGTTGTTGGCATGACGGAAGTGAACGGGAAATACTTTAAGGTAGCCAACAAAACCACCAATACATTTGAGCTAACAGATATAGACGGCACCAACGTCAACACATCCAGCTTCACAACGTACAGTAGCGCGGGAACAGCAGCCCGCGTTTACGAAATAGCAACGCCGTTCGAAACGGCTAAATTGTTTGAGTTGCAATACGCCCAAACAGCCGATGTGATGTATATCGCACATCCGTCTTATGCTCCGCGTAAATTGAGCCGCACGGGTCACACGAACTTTACATTATCAGAGGTCACGTTCGAGGACGGGCCATATTTAGAAGATAACGTTACTACAACCACACTTACTCCCAGTGCAGTGTCAGGCACCGGCATTACCATTGCCGCAAGTGCTGTTACAGGCATCAATGGTGGCAGCGGATTTCTGTCAACAGATGTTGGCAGACTTATTCGTATCGGCCACCAAGCAACAGCATGGGCAGCGTCCACATCGTTTTCAGTGGGAGACGTGCGGCGCAACAGCGGCAATGTATATGAATGCGTTAAAGCGGGAACGTCAGCCAGTTCCGGTGGGCCAAGTGGCGAAGGTGAGAACATTGTTGATAACAGCGTCACATGGAAGTACCTAGACGACGGCGGCGTTGTTTACGGCAACGCAACGATCACAGATATTAACAGCACGACTAACGTTGACGCTGACGTAAATAAAAACTTTGGCGGCACGTCTGCTGAAACAGATTGGCGGTTGGGTGCGTTCTCTGGCACAACTGGCTACCCGTCTGCTGTAGCGTTCTTCGAGCAACGTCTATTTTTTGGCGGGACCACCGAACAACCTCAAACTATTTTTGGCAGTCGATCTGGTGAGTTTGAAAACTTTGCACCAAGTGCGTTAGATACGGGCGCCATCGTAAACACAATTGCAACCGATGAGGTCAACAGCATTCGTTGGCTAAGTGCCGGTGCTGTGATGGCGGTTGGAACGGCTGGCGGTGAATTTACGCTTACGTCATCAACACAACAGGAAGGTGTGACGCCTTCAAACGTTCGTGTCGTTAGACAAGGCACACGGGGTTGCCATACTACAAGACCAATTAGAATAGACAGCCGCGTACTGTTTATACAGTTTCACCAGCGCAAGCTGCGTGAGTTGGCATTTGATCTAGCAACGGACAGTTTTGTGTCGCCGGATCTTACCATTCTCGCAGAAAACGTGACCGGCGAAGGTCTTGTAGAAATGTCGTTTCAGCAAGAACCGGACAGCATTGTCTGGGCTGTACGAGACGATGGGCGTTTAGCTGGTCTAACATACTTGCGGGATCAGGAAGTTGTTGCGTGGCATGAGCATGTTATCGGCGGCAACATATCTAAAAGTTTCAATTCAGCCAGCAGCGTAGGCAGTAACCAGATAACAATTAGCAGCCACGGGTATGCGTCCGGTGACGCTGTAACCTACGACGCGAACGGTGGCGAGGTTGTTGGTGGCCTAACGGACGGCACCAAATACTTTGTCCACGTTGTCGATAGCAACACGATTAAACTAGCGGAGACAAAAGACCAGGCGCTAGTGCAAGCAACAATAACACTAACCGATGCATCAAGTGCATCCACACAGTTTTTGCGGCAAGACGCTAAGGTCGAAAGCATCACCGTCATACCCGGCGATAATCAAGACGAGCTATGGATAACTGTGCAACGTACCGTCAACGGGACGACACGGCGCTATGTTGAAGTTCTATCGAATAAGTTTGATCCGCTGCGAGGCAGCAACAAGATCAATTGCATTTTTGCAGATAGCGCATTGACCTATGACAGCACAGCAGCATCGAGCATATCCGGCCTAGACCATTTGGAAAGTGAGACGGTAAGTGTGTTAGGTGATGGTTCTGTCTACCCTAACCAGGCTGTAACCAGTGGTGCAGTATCGTCGCTGTCTCCAACAGTATTAAAGGCAACGATTGGGTTGCCCTACACATCGACGGTTAAGACGCTACGACCAGAACAAGGTGGCGACGATGGCAGCGCACAAGGTCGCACCAAGCGCGTCTTTGAAACAACGTTTAGATTTTTAGATACGTTGGGTGCAGAGTTTGCACCTGACGGAGCGTCTTTTGACGAAGTTCAGTTTCGCGCTGGCAGTACGCCAATGGATATATCACCGCCGTTGTTCACGGGCGACAAGACTGTGCAATTTCATGGTTCGTGGGAGACAGAAGGGCAAGTTAGCGTGAGACAGGCCCAGCCGTTGCCATTTGAGTTGTCTTCAATCATCACGCGCATAATAACGCATTCGGGGTAACTATGTGTACCATTGAAGCAGCAATAGCGTCATCCGTTTTAGGAACTGCTATATCAGGTGCCGGTGCGGTGTATCAGGGCCGCATGGCCCAACAGAATGCACAGTACCAGGCGCAACTTGCTGAGTACAACGCCAAGGTATCAGAGAACAATGCCATCATGCAGAAGCAAGCTGCTGATGCGGATGCTGATACCATTGATCGGCGCCGCAAGATTTCATTGGCGCAGGGGCAAGTGTCTTACGCAAAGAGTGGCGTTGTAATAAATGAAGGCACAACACTGGACGTTCTTGGCGGCATGGCAGCAGAGTTTGAACTAGATCGTTTGAACAGACTGCACCAGGGCGAAGTGCAAAGCCGCGCAAGCATGATTGGCGCACAACAAGACAGGGCAAATGCTGGTGGTCTTTTGGCGCAAGGAAATGCGGCAATGACTGCTGGACTTATCAGTGGTGCCGGTACGTTGGCAGCGGGTGCTGGGCGCATTGGTATGAGTATGAGCATGACCACAGCAAAACAACCTAACTTACCATTGCTTGCCCAACAGGGCTACTACACGCCGTTTTAAGGACATAGTATGGCACGAATACCCACATACACATCCCAAAGTCGCGCTTTAGCAACGTCAGGCGTGCAGCGTGCGCGAGGTGTATCGCAACAAAACAATATTGGTCGGGCGGTTGCTGGTGTTGGTAATCAGTTAGCACAAGTAGGCTTCGGTCTATTAAAGGCAGCGGATGATGATGCAGCACACCAAGCAAGGGTCAACGCGCAACTAAAGCTGCAACAATTGGAATTAGATTTACAAACTGAAGACCCCATAGGGTCAATGAGTACCTTTGCCGAACGAGCAGAAGCAATTATTGCAGAAGCGGGCAACGGTCTGTCGATGAATGCCCAACGTTCTTTTGACAGTGCAGCCCGTGAGATGGTGGCACGGTCACAGATTGCCGTGCAGAAAGATGGCATTATCCGTGGGCGTCAAAAGTTAGAGGCTAATCTTGTTAGCGGCATAAGCGGCACGGTCAACGCAATCCGGTATGACGATACGGATTTAGACCGACAAACCCGTGAGGATAATGTGCGCGAAATGATTGCGGAATCTGTGAACAACAGGGTCATTGCAGCGGATGAAGGGGCGCGGCTTTTTAATAGTTATTTAAACGATGCAGATAGTGCTAGGGCTAAATTTGACCTAGCGAAAAACCCCAATGCTTTAGAGCAAGATGTACAAAGCACCGACAAATATAAAAACCTTACTGGCGAACAACGTGCAGGGTTTGCCAAAAGCGCACGAGTAGAAATAGAAAAACGAGAGCGCGAAATTAAAACTGAACAACGGGCAGAAGACAGAGAAACAACTAGCAATGTGCAAGCCGCTGTCAGGGTTATTTCGAGCGGAGCAAAATTGCCAGAAGGTGCAGAGCCGTTTTTAAATCCTGAATTTATAAAAAACAAAATACACGACAAAGAATTAGGTGCATTGCTTGCCAAGCAAATAGCAGACGCGAAGGTATTCGGTAATCACGTTGCCACGTTGCAAACAATGTCTAACGCGGAGGTAACTGAACTTGCTAAACAGTACGTTGACGAAGGACAAAATATTTCTGATCTGGATCTTGCCTCGCAAGACATGGCGCAAGCAACCGCTATCCAGAGAGCCGCGCAAAAAATAATTAAAGAAAGATTGGATGACCCGGCAACCGCAGCGATGAAGTCTAGTGATGTCGTTAGAAAGGCTTACGATGATTTCCGATCAGACCCAACTAACGTAGATGCGTATCAACGTTTGTCGGGTTTAAGAAACGCAGAGTATGACCGGCTTGGTATTGCTGAAAGCGACAGGCAACTTTTACCAAAACAATACGCAAAAGGTTTAGCTGCCGATTTGTCTAAGAAAATGCGTACCAACCCGCAATCTGTTGTTAATGAAATTAACAATTTACGGAATGTGATGGGCGACGATTTTGACGGATTGTTGGGAGAACTAACGGGCGCGAAGTTAGACGACCGCGTAGCTTCAATAATGATGGTTGACGACCCAGACGTGCAAGACCGTCTAATTACTTTAATGGGTCAAGCAACCACCCAAGAACTCAAACAAAGCGTTGACACTGGCGACCTGTCGAAAGTTTTGACGGCCAAAATGAACGACGTAACAAGTGCAGCGGGCGACCGAGGCGTGGCGTTAGCTAACACATCTCGCAACGCTGTTGAGTTGATTGCGCTTGGTTATATGCGTTCAGGGCTTTCAGTAGATAAAGCTGTAGACAAAGCGTTTAAAGACGTTGTTACCGACAACTATCTCGTTGTTTCCTTGCCAAGATTGCGCGGCATTGTTGCTAAAAGTGACAGAGCAGACCGAAGCGAGTTTGACGCAAGCCGGGTGCAAAACGCACTAGGTACGTGGGCCGAGCGTAATCCTGACCTCAAATTTAATAGGAAGCAATTTAACAATCTTATTGGTGAAGGTGACACGGAGGAAGTTGCCCAAGAGAAAATGCGTTCTTTGCTTACTTCTGGCAGTGCCATTTGGATTATGTCGCAAGACGGCACCGAAGCAAACTTAACTGACGCTACCGGGCGCGTAGTTCAAGATGCTAACGGAAAACCAATTAGTGCAACGCTTGATGACCAAGTTAAGTTGCACAATGAGTATATGAAAAAGAAAAGCAGAGAACTAAGAACGAAAAGGCGCATACGCACTGTTGATACTGCTGGCAAAATAGCGGGCAGACCATAATGGCGCAGCGGTTTCCGCAAAACATTACGCCCCGGCAAGGGCCGCTAAACTTACAATACGGAACGCTAGATGCTGTTGTCGCTGCTGGCCGTGAGGCGTGGGCCGAAAGTCCTTCGTCATCAATTTATAAATATTTTCAATTAAATAACGCAAGGGATACAGATACGTCCCGCGTGTTAGCCACTGTAGAACAACAAGAACGTATAGATAGAGCAAATTTAACGGGTCAATTAAAACCAGCAGAGGGTGAGACAGACGCCAGCTTAGATCTTTTAATAGATTACAAACGTGAAGAGATTAGCCGCAACCTTGTTTTGGCAAACGCCAAAGAAGGCGTCGTTACATCAGCAGCAACGTTTGGCGGCGGGTTGTTTGGCTCTTTGCTAGACCCAATAAACATTGGATCGGCGTTTATACCATTTCTTGGCCATGCACGTTTTGCAGCAAAACTATCTCAAACTGCTTCTAAGTTTGGCCGGTTCTCTGTCCGCGCACAACGGGGCGCCGTAGAGGGTGCAGTCGGTGCTGCGTATGTTGAACCGATTGTATATTTTGCCGCACAAGACCGGCAAGCGGACTACGATCTATATGACAGTTTTGCCAACTTTGCGTTTGGTTCCATACTAGGCGGTGGGCTGCATGGCGTTGGCGGCTTTGTTAAAGACAGATTTAAGCCACCTATAACAGCACGGCAAGTTGTCGAAGCGGTTGAAGCTGCCTCACCAGAAGCGCGTCATTCTGCAATGTCAGCCGCTACTGGCCAATTGGCCAGTGGCCGGGTTGTGCAAGGCGTTGATTATATACTGCGTGCTGATTTGGAAAGCAGCACAGCGTTAGGGCGTGTTTACAACCCAACAACAGGCGGAGTAAAAATTGATTTTGCAGACGGGGTGGAAAATGTTTTAGACCCTGTAACTTTGGGCGGCGATGCAACAGGGACGTTTACGGTTAGAGTTCCTGAGGGCGTTGACGGTGATGCAAAACCAAAATTAGAACTAGGGCAACGGGAACTTGATAGGCTTGGTATTGATGCTCCTCCCCGCACCGCCGACAGTGCCGGTGAGACTACTATAGAGGTTCCAACAGCACTTATTTTTGAAAACGCAGAAGGTGGTTTTCTCTCGTTTCCAACCAGACGCGACGCCGAAAACTTTTTAAAAATTCACATAAAAAACAGAGTAATTAAGGAAGGTTCCGTTGTTAAGATCGGAGACGAATTTTTTATTTTAGAGACAGCCGATAAAGATCTTATCAAAGCAATAGAAGCTGACGGCAAAAACATAGTTCTGCCGACAGAATTACCTGGCGTTCGCATGTCGCAGATTGACACGTCAACAACAGAGGGTTCTGGTCCTCTTAACAGCCGAGTTGTTCCTGACATTGACTACGGCACTGCTGCTGTGCAGCGTTCACACTCACCAGAAAACAGAGTGTTTGATTTTCAAGAACGGCAAACGATGGAAGCCGCTCAACGGTTTTTAGACGACACACCAGATTTAATTGACGAAGCTACTGTGCAAACAGAAATAGATGACGCGCTTGCCGACGTGGATAGGTTAAAAACAGAACTTGAGGAAGATGAGTTGTTGCAAGACACGGTTGACACTTCTGACGTGAGCATGCGCGAGGCTGACGAGATTATTGAAGAGACAAAACAAACAAGCGACGGATATAAGCAAGCCGCTGCGTGTATACTGGCGGGTCTGTTTTAATGGCGTTTGATAATTGCGTTGCAACCATCCGGCAAGCTGCGCCGAACCTAAACGAACAGCAAGCAAAGGAATTGAAAGACGAGGTTGTTGATATTTTAGAACGGCTGCAAGCCGACAAGAATGTTGTCGATCTGGACGCTGAATTAAAGAAAGCGGTCAATGAAAGAGTAGCGCAAGAGGAACGCGCTGCCATTAACGAAAAGCGCAACAGAGCGTTAAACTATAAAACGCGGTTAAAGTTTATACAGCGGCTGCGCGAAATCCCTGACAAAGATATTCCTAAATTTCTCGAAAGCATTATGTCGGGAGAGTATGGCAACAGCCCATACAAAAGATCCGTTGAAAGCACATTCCGTGCGCTTGAACGACAAGCTCAAGTTATGTTTTCTCGTAACATAGAAGCTAACGGCGTGCCACGGGCTGAAGGAATGGCGTTTCTGCGTAACGCGGAAAACGGTGAGTTGCTTATGCGTGAAAGTTATGAGCCGGGAAGTACGGGTAATAGAACCGCTAAAGTTATCGCAGAAGCAATGGAGGACGCGAACGAGTTTTTAAGGAAGTCGGCTAACAAACACGGCGCCGACATTGCCAAGATACCTGGTTATTTAGTCAAGCAATCCCATGACAGTCTGAAAGTTCATAGGGCTGGCAGGGACCAGTGGATTAAGGACATCTTGCCGTTTCTTGATGAAGAGCGAACTTTTGGGCGAAAGATGACAGATGCACAAAAAATAGAGCATCTGGAAAAATCATGGGCGACAATAATTAGCGGGCGCCGTGACGACATTGTAAAAGATCTATCTGCGCCCCCTGGGTTTAAAGGTCCGGGTAACATGGCGAAGCAACTAGGCCACCACAGATCCCTGCATTTTAAAGACGGTCAAAGCGCATGGTCTTACATGAAACAATACGGGCGACCGGATGTAGGAACTAGTTTTTTTGGTGGCGTAGATATGATGTCGCGCAGCGTTGCGGCGATGATGCACTTGGGGCCGAACCCACAATCTATGTTAGATGAAGTCATAGACCGGGCGCGGAGTAAATTGCGTAACAATCAGGAAATAGCAAATAAGATTAATCCAAAATACATCGAACGCATGTATGAAGAGGTGACAGGCGCTGCGTCGATTTTGCCACCGTACAAAGCAACGGGGTGGTTTTTAGCAAGAGCAACAAATTGGGGAAAAAATTTATCCAGTAGTGCATTGCTAGGCGGCACTGTGCTTACGTCAATTTCAGACGCAGGGACAACAGCAACAAGATTAGCGGATGTAGGCGTTCCATTTTTAGAAGCACACGCTTCTGTCTTGTCTGTTCTTGTCCGTGGCAGAGGTAAAGGCGAAACGCGAGACGTTGCGGACAGCATGGCCATAGGAATGGACAGCCTGATTTCTGGCGTACAATCTCGCTGGCTGGGTAATGACGGCATTAATGGGCAAGGTTCAAACCTCATTAGTGTGGTGATGCGTGTTACCGGCATGAATTGGCTTAACGACAGCATGAAGACAGCCGCGACATTAACTCTTGCCAGCTACATATCAAAACAAGTCGGCAAATCTTTTGACGCCATACACCCACAACTTAGGGCAGAAATGTCTGCTTACGGGATAACAGCAGATAATTGGGCAACATTGAAAAACGCCGTGCGCGACGTTGACGGCAAAACATATATAGATGTTGACACGATAGAAGACGCAGATTTTGCGCTGAAGATGAAAGAGTTTTTTGGCGGCTTTGCAGACAGCGCAGTGTTAACACCAGGGGCTAGAACGAACGCATTAATAAGGGGCGCCGGTAAACGCGGCGAACCAATGACCGAAATTCAAATGCTGTTTTTCCATCTAAAATCATTCAGCATTGCATACGCTCAAGAAATTCTATCTAGGGCATTTAAAAACGAAGGTAGCAAGGTAGGATATGGCCTTCATCTAATTCTAAGCATGACTGTGTACGGGTATATTGCAAATTTGGCGAAGGATCTTGCTGCTGGTAAGGAGCCTAGGGAGCCAAGCATGAAGGCATTTTTTGATGCGTTTATGACTTCTGGTGGTGCTGGGTTCTATGGCGATCTAGTAATTGGAGCGATAGGCGGCGAACAGCGTTTAAATGTTGGATTTGCAGAAGCTGTTGGGGGGCCAATTTTAGGAACAATTTTAAGAACAACTCGTTCTATAAATGATTTAATTGAAGGCGATACTGACAGGTTGACCTACAAAACGTTCCGCACAGCCAAGTCAATGATCCCCGGCGCTAATATTTGGTACGCCCGCACAGCATTGGATTACATGCTGTGGTGGCAAATGGCCGAATACATAAAGCCAGGGTTTGCCCGCAATTTTGAAAAGCGCGTACACGAAGAAACCGGACAAGATTTCTACATAAGGCCAACTGAAGCCGTCAACTAGGAAAGCACCATGACAGTTAGCTCTACCACAACCTCCGTGTCCTACACGGGGAACGGATCAACTACGTCTTTTGCCGTAACATTTCCGTTTCAAGGAACAGGCGCCAGCGCCGAACTTGAAGTAATTGAACGGACGATTGCGACAGGGGCAGAGGCAACAAAATCTTACAGCACCCACTACACTGTAACGGGTGGTAACGGATCTACCGGCGCTGTGGTCGCAGGGTCAGCGCCAGCAGATACGGTGCAGTGGCACATTCGACGTAAGACCACACAAACCCAAACAACCGATTACGTTGCCAACGATCCTTTCCCGGCTGAAACGCATGAGACTGCGCTAGACCGTTCCATGATGGTAGCGCAAGAGCAGCAGTCGGATATTGATAAGTCTGTATCGTTCCCAGACACCTACACAGGCGGCGCGTCTTCCAAACTTCCAGAGCCAAGTGCATCTAAATTGCTTGGATGGAATGCAGACGCAGATGCTTTAGAGAATACGACGGGGCGCGTGAGCAGCGTCACCGTATCAAATGTTGCCACCTCTTCCGGTGCGCCCGGCACAGCCACTGCATCATTCACAGCATCAACTGGTGCCTTAGCGTTGGGTATTCCCGTTGGCCAAACGGGCATGATGGGCGGCGTGTCGATGCAATACTCGACAACGACAACGGACAGCGATCCTGGCGCTGGGTTTATCAGGCTCAACAACACCAGCTTGAACTCAGCCACTATTATGTATGTTGATGACAGCGACGGCACCACAGACATCAGCGCGTGGGTTCAGTCATGGGATGACGCTACGTCTGGTAGCACCAAGGGTTACATTACAATTGCTGGTAATCCCAACCCTGCCTCGCCAATGGTTATATTTAAAGTTACGGGCGCGGTCACGGATGCAAGCGGCTATACAAAAGTGCCGGTGTCATATGTAGCTGGTTCAACGTCTATGTCTAACAGTGCGGAGATTAGCATTGCATTTTCTCCGTCAGGCGACAGCGACTATGCTGGGTTGGATTATACATTTAGCACCACCACATCGGACGCAGACCCTGGTACTGGCGTCATCCGTTTAAACAACGGCACACTAGGCAGCGTAACCGCAATCTACATAGACGATGCTGACGCTAATAGTGCGGATGTATCAGCATACATTTTGTCATGGGACGACAGCACTAACACGGCTGACCGTGGTCAGGTGCGGGTTACTAAGAAGTCAGCCCCTGCAAATTACGCAATCTACAAATTGTCAGGCGCATCTACTGACGCCAGTGGTTATGTAAAACTGGCGGTTACGCATGTGGACAGCAACGGTAGTTTCGCTGACACCGACGCCGTAGCTATTGAATTTACGCGATCCGGCAACGCTGGATCTTTGTCTGATCCGATGACGACACGCGGCGACATCATCGCACGAGACAGCAGCAATGCGACAGCGCGGCTGGCAGTTGGGTCAGCTAACACGGTACTACAGAGCGACGGCACGGACGTTTCATATGGCACTGTAGCCACCGCCATGATTGCCAACAACGCCGTCGATGAGACTAAATTAAAAGATGCATTGGTTGCAGATTTTACTGAAGTCACGGTTGCAGCCGGTGACTCGATTTTGCTGGGCGATGTATCCGACAGCGGCAACACCAAGCGCGACACCGTCCAGGGCATCTTGGATTTAGCCAGTGGCGGCGCGTGGACTTTAATAGGATCACAAGAGGCCAGCAGTGACGCCAGCCTCACTCAAACCGGCTTGGATGCCAGCACATATCATAGTTTCGGAGTTGTCTTTTCTGGCATGCATCCGGCCACCGATGACGTAACGCCGCAAATTCAATTTGGCGATTCCGGTGGGATTGATACAGGAGGAAGTGATTACAGCTTCGGAACGTTGCAATATGACTCTGGAAATGGCTCAACCATAACCCGACAAGGCTCTACAGGTTCAGCGACTATCGATCTTGAAGGTCAGGACGCATCAACTGACCGAGTAGGGAACGCGGCTGGCGAGGGCTGGTCTGGGAGTGCAACTCTTCATATCGGTTCAACCGCCATGTTTCCGCATATCCACGGCACTGGATTTTATCGAACTGCACAGCCACACCCGCGAATGTGTTTGTTTAACGGTAGCCGACTAAGCCAGATCGTCGTGGACAGAATATTGTTCAAGTTTTCCAGCGGGGCGATTGTGTCAGGTCGCATGTCGGTATTTGGCATTAAACACACATAGGAAAGAAAGATGGCAATCTACACGAAACGGGTTAATGGCGTTGCGGTCAATTTAACTGACGAAGAACAAACTGCACGAGAAGCCGAGGAACAGGCCTGGGCAGACGGTGCTGCCCAAAGGGCATGGGCCGGGTTAAGATTAAAGCGTGATCAAAAACTGGCGGAAACAGACTGGAGGGCAGGGTCGGATTTAACCTTGTCTAGTCCTTGGCAAACGTATCGCCAACAACTGCGCGACTTGCCAGCGTCATATAATGATACAACGGTTCAGGGTGACATTACATGGCCTTCCGAGCCATCATAACCGGCTTTCTTGCCACCACCACAGCCGCTTTCGTAGCGGCTTTTTTTGTGCCTGCCGCACAGGCAATGGTGTGCTTTGACCGGCATGGTTTGATGAATTTTCACCAAAAATTTGGTGAGGAAGAAGTGGCACGGGCGGAACTAGGCAGTGACGGCCACAAAATGATTTTAATGGCTAATCCAAAAACTAAGACTTGGACAATGATGATTGTGCGAAAGCCGGATGGCATGGTTTGCCCGTTTGCAAGTGGAAACGATTTCCAACTTATAAAACCGATAGAACGAGGCGAGAAAATCTAATGGAATTGAAAAACGCCGTAGACGTTGCCGCCGTTGCTGGTGGCTTGGGTAGTTGGTTTTCTTTGCTGCCCGACGTTGCGGCGTTGTTCACAATTGTTTGGTTAAGCATCCGCATTTGGGAAAGTGCGACTGTCAAGAAATGGATGGGACGCGACTGATGGACCCAGTAACAATTGCTGCTGCCATAGCCACGACGAGGACGCTCGTAAAATCTGCCAAGGGCGTAAAGGATATCGCGCAAGGCTTAGACCAATTATTTAAGGCGCAAGAAGAAGAGCAAAAGGCCGAGAAGGGAAAGCCAAAATCACGCACGCAGCAAGTAATTAACATCCGTGCAAAGGAAGGTGACGAAGCCTTCGACGACGAAACTTCCCTCGGTTCAGTTGCCGCTGATGTTTTAGAAAAGGAACAGATTGCCCGGAACCTAAAATCCCTCGAACGTGAAATTGATAACAAGTGGGGCAAGGGGACGTTTAAAAAAATTGAGATCGAGCGCAGCAAGCGCATTGCTGAGAAGCACAAAAAACATCGTGAAAAAATAGCAGAGCAACAGCGAAAAGCTGAAGCTGAAAAATCCTTTTGGAAAAGAATAGCTCTGGAGACAGTGAAGGCTATTACTGTGATCGCGTTTATAGGGGGTGGAATTTATCTTTTAGTGTACCTAAAGGAAATGCAGTAAATGGAGCTAACTGCCACTCACGCGATCCAAGGTCTCATCATGTTGGCAACGATTGCCAGCGGTTACGCCATCGTGCGGAACAATCTTTCCCGCGTGATGGAAGACTTGGAAGGCTTCCACAAAGCCTTTGATAAATTCAAGTCATCATTCGATGCGCGGCTGGACGACGCTGAAAGCCAGAGGGCAGTCTTCTCATCTCAAATCGCGGTGTTGAAAGAAATTAATAGCGTTAAAAGTTTGGAAATTCGTAACCGCGAATTGGCAACAATCCAAGCTGAATTGAAGGTGCTGCAAGATCAAGTGTCGCATCTCCAGCACATTCACAATTCCAAACATCCCAACGTAGAAAAGTAGGAGGACACGATGCTTTCAATCGTAGGCAGCGTGCTAGGTCTTGTGACCAGTGTTGGTCCGGGCATGTTTAAACAATTCATGGACAGCAAGCAGGACGCACGCGACAAAGAACATGAGCTTGCCATGCAAGCGCAAATGGCAGCGGACAAGCGAGACGAAGCCATCATCTCTGGCGTCAGTGAACAAAACATTGCGGTGCAGACGACCGCGCAAGCTGAGATGCAAAACGCCAGTAAGTGGACAGTGAACTATGCGGCAAGTGTTAGGCCGACAATCACCTACCTTGTGTTTTTCCTGTTCTTATTGGTTCACGTTGCTGTGTTTATGCAGTGGATTACGCCAGATCAATACGGGCTAATAGTTGCCGGTGGTGCGTTGGATGCAACGTTCAGTACAATCATCATGTTCTGGTTTGGCCAACGGCTTACAAGCAAATGGACGAAGTAATCTGCAATGAAGCTGGCATCAAACTTATCAAATTGTTTGAAGGTGTTCACGACGGAGACACTTCTACCCCATTGTTGGAGTGTTGTCGTGATCCCGTGGGTATTTGGACTTTGGGTTTTGGCAGCATCTATGGTCTTGATGGTCTCCGTGTTACTGCTGATCATCGGCCTATTACTATGGAAGAAGCAGACGAACTTTTTCTTCGTGACATCCAAAAGACTGAGCGCAGACTTTTACGATTGGTGGGCGTTGATCTTCACGAAAATCAATGGGCTGCTATCACGTCCTTCGCCTACAACTGTGGCACCGGAAACTTCAAAGCCAGCACTTTGAGATCCTGTTTAAACAGGGGCGCATTTGAAAGGGCAGCAGACGAGTTCCCAAAGTGGACCTTGGCGCGTGGTCGCCGGTTGCCGGGGCTAATACGTCGCCGTGCGGCAGAACGAGCATTGTTCGTTGAGCGTTAAAAGTATTTTTAAAGGGGCTGCTGCTGAAGCTCGATTGGCTGCATATTTAATTGATAATGACTACTGGGTCTTTAGTCCTGTTGTAAACCATGACGGACCTATCGATCTAATTGCCGTCAACGCAAAGGGAGAGATTAAATTGTTCGACGCAAAGTCAGACAGTTTTCGGGTCAACCCAGGCAAGACCACACCCCACAGAATTTATCGCGTGCGTAAAAAAATCCAACGCGAACTTGGTGTGAAACTTGCCTACGTTGACCAAGATGGAAACGTGTCGATTACAGACCACTAGCCTTAAACACACGATCCAATGACTTGCCAATGACAACGTCACGGTCTCGGTCTGCAAAGTAGCGGGCATATTCTTTATACGTAAACCCGAGATCACTGTGGCCAAGAAACGCTGCCACTTGCGGGTCAGATACCTCTGCATCAAAAATTAAAACACTGGCGTAGAAGTGGCGCAGATCGTGCCATGTCATCTTGTCCAACCCCAACTGTAAGCATGTAGCTTGCAGCCCACGGTTACGCCAGTTGCAGTGGTCGGCGTAGTATCCCATGCTTGTAGGAAAGACGAGGTTGTTGGTGCGCTCTTTTAGAGGCTGACGCATTTTCCATTCGCGCAGCATCTGTATGACCGTCCCAGGCAATGGCACAGACCGCTCACTTTTATCAGTCTTAGGCGCCCCAAGTTCACCATCCCATTTAATAGCTGATCGGACATGAACATACCCCATGTCCAGATCCACATCGTCCCACGTTAGCGCCCGTTGTTCTCCAGCACGCAACCCGGTGTAAGCAGCAAACTGGATTACCCTACGGTACTTCTCTGGCGCTGCTTCGATAACGCTACGCATTTCATTTGGGCTAATGCGGCGTAACTCTTGGCGCTTCTCACCCTTCAAAGAAATCTTAATTGCAGCGGCTGGGGATTTATCGATCCATCCTTTATCCTCGCACCACTTCATCATCTGCTTGATGGTGACGAAGGCACGCCGCACCGTCTTTTTAGCGCGATTTTTTCCCAATGATTTTTTGACATTCTCGTTCAAGATCTCATACGTCACGTCGTCCAGGGTCAGGCTACCGACAGTCTTGCTGCCAATACGAACGCCGCACATCTGGTTCAGGTGTCGCGTCTTGTTGACGAACTCCCCCCTACCAATCTCACCTTCCTCAATCCGTGCTTCCTGCACAGCCAAGAATAATTGGCACGCATCAAACACCGTGTCGGGTGCTTCGTTTGCTTTGCGTTTTTTTGGTTCTCGCAACTCCACCAATCTTTTTTCTCTGTAATCCTGCGCCTGTTTAAACGTGCCGTGGAATGTTTCCTGTTCAACATCAGCGCCCTTGCCGCGCAAATCAATCATATACTTTTTGTTGGGTATTACAGGACGCACGCCCTGTTTCTTTGTTACTGTTGGCATAATGCCCTCCGTCCTTTATGTGATATCTGATATAACTTATGTCACAACAAATATCAACAGGATATTGCACTGAAGGTCACAGCCTTACCCGGACATCCGGGCATTTTTGTAAATAAATTGTAAATACAACAAAGCCGCCTTCAAGGAGAAGACGGCTAAGTCATTGAAATCATTGGTTGCGGGGGTAGGATTTGAACCTACGACCTTCAGGTTATGAGTGTGATCTGAGGCCCAACGGAATCAAGAACTTACAATCTTCTCAATGCCTTAGTACCACTGTAGTTAGTCCTAGTATACCCCTAATGACAGATATTTTGTAAATGATTTGCAAATTTTATCGTGACCTACAGTATTTCATGTAAATCATTTCCCCTGCATTACTTTAGATGCGGCCACACTTAGGTCATAAAGTTCAAGGTCAAGCTGCTGCCCAACCTTGCCTCTTCCTGTTATAAAAAACTCTACAGGCTGTCCTGTGTCGGGGTCAAAAGAAATTGAAAAATGAAAATTTTCCGTGCGCGTAGTTACGCACGGGCGTCTGTTTTTTAATTGCATTTCAATCCTCAAAAAAGTAGCCGGGGTCGGCGATGGAGAAGAAATCGACCCCGACTACCATTGAAGAGACAACGACTACCCCAGCCGCAATAGCGGCTATGAGCAGAACAAACGAGGGGTCATTCGTCATGCGCTGTCTCTTGTTCCCCGTCGCAACAATCTGCGACACTTCTTTTGCAAACGGGACATTCATAATGCCCTCGCACATAATTCCATTGTGTAGAGTGTTGGCCGCACCAGGGGCAGTCTGCTGGGGGTAGGCTCATACGCCACACATCCCCTCGCACTCATTCATAAATAAATTGAGTTGGCCTTTGTCCTCCAAGTTTTGAAGATCTACCTCGGCCAACGGCTTCCGTTCAGCGTGTAAAAACTGTCGAATGTCCTCGTTATTTTCGGGGTAGCGAATGCCCTCATCAAACTCTATGGCGTCCGCAAAAGACGTTGGGTCATTGATCTTCATATCGCGCCATTGGACGTTGTTATGAAACGGGCATCCAATACACGCCGACTTTGCCAACGTGCGGCCTGGATAGTGTTTTGCAAACCACGCGATGCAGTCCTGTCTGCTTATGTTATTTAAAATTAAGGGATAGACATTGAACTGCCACGCATCCCGCGACGGCTTCATTCTCCCCGCTTCGTCTGTTGAAATGCCGAGCCATGTATGTGCAACAATCCATCCTCTAGCCACACGTTGGCCCTTTTTTAACCCTACAAGCTCTCGTATCTTTTTGCGGATAGGCTTTAGCTTGTATTCATAAGTGCATTGCCGCCGTCCCATTCCCTTGTTGTCGCCTTCAAGCGTAAAAAACGGAACAGTTGCAAAGCGCCCCTTTTCATCCTTACCATTTTGTGAGGCGTGTAATGTGTCGCGGCGGATGTCGCCTTCAGTTACTCGATAGACCGGAAATGGCAACTGCGTCTCTAACCAATCAAGATGGTCATAGACGCCTTTTGGTTCCCATTGCGTGTCAGCAAATATCGCGCAATCTGGCATGGGTTTAATTTCGCCCCGCGCAGCCATCAGCGACATGACCGTGGACTGCACACCGGCACCGAGAGAAATGGCTCTAAACATTACCGCTTGCCATCCTCAACACACCGTATCTCGCTCACGGTCGCCTTTTGTTTATAGTAGTGTTCAACGTAGCTTTGCAGCGCGTTGTAATTCTGGTTGATGTGATCGAAGCAAGCCTTCTCGGTGTCAAACCAAAGAGGCAATCCATTTAAGTGGCTGATGTGAAACCCGCGACCGTCATCATCATCTACGTTGAAAAAATATAAAATTATTAGAATGGTAAATTTCATCGTTTTGTCTTTCGCCACATAAAAATGAAATAAGCCGCCACCAGCCCAAGCAGCACGGCAGAGAGAATGGCGCTGCCTACTGCAAGGATGGTGAAATACATTAAAACGCTGCCGGTAAGATCAGACACGCCACGATAAAAACCGCGATCCACATATTGCCCTCCTAATTTTTTGCCAAAACGTCCTTCTCTTTTTCGTTGCGACAATGGCCCCGCCATATCCCAACGAAATCAATTCACCATTAATCTTCTTCATCGACTAAAACCTCACCAGTCCCATTACACGTTTGACAAACTGCGCGGCAGGTTCGGTAGGATTGCCAGGGTCCGTTTTCGGTGTATCCCCCGATTGAGTATTCGTAATCGGCTTCGCCTTTACCGTCGCACTCGGAACACTCGGCACTTTGGCCAACAGTTCGTAGTGGCCGGTATTGATTTTCTGGGTCACTAATACTAAATTCCCCTCCCGCTCTGCCTTCCTGGCTGTTTTCAACGGATCGTCTGTATTTAGAAACGGACACAAGTTCGTTGGGCGCCATTGTCCAGATCCTTTCTGCACGCCAATGACGGTCCAAGGCTGCAACTGCTGCTCTGCCTTTGACATCTGTGATTGGCTGTGAATGGTGGTTGCTTTGACGTAGGAACGAAGGCGTCTAGGCATTGCCCTGTTCCAATTCTTTCTTGATCAATCGGTCCAGATAAAATTTGGCCTTTTCCAAATCGACCGTGCCGCCCTTCTCTTGATACCGGACGACATATTTAATGATGTTGCCCTCAATAAAATCCAGCCCGCGTGACGTGATAAAATCCAGCGGCTCTATCCCTCCGCCTTTTACATAATGGCGGGGGCGGCTGATCGGATCGAAATCATTGGTGTCAGGTGCTGTGCAAACGCTGCATTTTTTTATCTGGTCGCCGCGCTTAATGTAGTGATTGCCGTCGCATTCGGGGCAGGTCATTTATCACCCCGCATGGCCTGAATTAAAGCGCGAGGTATGTGATAACGGTTGCCGTCTTTTATGATTGGGAGGTTATGTCGCTCTGCAACTTCGTTTAATAAACCCCGCTGCAACCAACGATATATTCGTTGACGGGCTGACTGGCTATCATCGTTCCACAGCAGGTGCGCGGCTTCGACCGGCGTCAGCAATGTCTTGTTTGTTACAATCACAGTTACCTCCTATATCATTCAGGTAACTGTTGGTATCACATTTGTTATATTTTAAAGTCAACAAATTTTTTTCACAAACTTCAGATAAATTGCTATGTATCTGTTCCATAAGAATAAATAATTGCGGTAAATCGTCTTGATTGTAGTCTTCGCTGCGAAACAAAGATGTTATTTCTAAATATAATTCAAATTGGTTTGACATAATTCACTCCCTTGATTGATTACAAGGATATGAATGTTTTATTAGAAAAAACAGTGACAATATTGGTAACCATTTTTGTCATACATTGTAACGATTACACATATTGATGAAAATCAAAGTCGAGCTGCCTGTCGTCAGTTTTTTCCAACACGGCGTTAAATCGTTCGTTGGCCGGACTAACGCCAGCGGACCAAGCAGCCTGGAAATGCCGCATTACGCCAACCTCTAAATACTCTGCAATGCTTTGTGGAGAGAGATAGCACACGGTGATCCGCTCATCCCTCCACCAAGTCGTTTTTTCTATAAAGCCTAACTCAACCGCCTCATCAATTGTCCGCGACACCTTTCGCTCCGACACCCGACAGCTTGTGCTGAGAAATTCAATTAATTCTAATTGAGGCAGACCAACGGCCACATTTTCCACCGCAATCATCGATGACGTTCGCTCCATTAGTCTATAGAACAGCAATTGCGTCACGCGGTTCTTATGCCAAAATTTGGCTGTCGGCATACGGTCTACTTCTAACAGTTGACTGTAGCGGTTGATGTAAAACTTGCTGACACTGTGGATGTATTCCCAGACCTCATGGTCGGTAGTTGATAAAAGGTACTCCGCAAATTTGGGGTGTCGGGCCACAATTGCCGGTATTTTTCTGTTCGGAGCGTCATCAAATTTTTCAAACGCCTCGGTCATTTGATAAACGTTGTTATTTTCGGGAAAACCCATTTTTTTACTCCCTCAGATATGACCCAACAACAACCCCAATGATGTTGGTGTCGCCGTCGCCGTCGCCGTTGTTTTTGAATTGAACACCCGCATATATGGGGTTGCTAGATTTAGGCATAAGCCACGGTTGACCATCAATTAATTCCAATTCCTTGACGGTGGCTTCAATCTGACCTGTAGCGTTGCGCCGCTGGACAATGACCCGTTTCCCAATGGGTGGAAACTCATTTACCTCATCAAAGGGCCGACAGACCAAAACGGTGCCTTGAACATAAAGAGTGTTCATGGAGTCACCAATGACTTGCAATGCAAATACATTGTCATAGCGGTCATCATAAATTGTTACGTCATATTGATCTTCGATAGGCCACTCTAACGCCTCCCGCCACGCACCGGCTTGGACCGCACCAATTACTTTTACCGTATTCCCACGGCCCGCTCCCCCATAGAGAAGCTCTACACTGTCAATATTTAAGTGCGGGGACATTTTGTCCGCCCACTCTTTGGTCAGTTTAACCTTGCCACTTTCGATTCGGCCAAGGTGGACGTTGGACGTTCCAATTAGTTTCGCCAACTTTTGCTGCGTGAGCCCTGCCACTTTTCTCAATTTTTTTATATCAGCCATGCGTTGCAGATTAACCAAAATGTTTATGCGGGACAAGCCATGAATAAAAAAAAATAGAAAGATTTGCAAAAAATAAACAAAAAGGTTAAAAACGTCTCATGAAATTAAATGAATATGTTAAATCCCATAGAATGAGCGTTGCCGAAGCGGCTCGTTCATTCGGGTCAACTACGCAGTCGATGTACTACTGGACAAAAGGTCTTCGCATACCTCGCCCCGCCGCCATGAAAAAGATTCAGGCGTGGACGGAGGGGAAGGTCCAGCCGAAGGATTTTTATGATGACAAATAGCGAAAAACAGGCCGCGCTCGTCGCGGCAGTCATTGCCGGAATCGCTTTCACGACCCTCATAACTTTCGGGGGTGGCCTAGATGTCACCCCCGGCTTTTTTTGGGAGCCGAGATGACTGAGCGCGATCTCACAAAAATGGTCAATCAGTACTTTCAAATTGCCTTACGGCCCGATGCCGCCTGGACGCACTTCCCGGCTGGAGAGCTTCGCACTGCCCGGACAGGGTCTCTACTTAAAGCGATGGGGACCAAACCCGGCTGGCCCGATTTTCAAATCATCTTTGATGCTCAAGCGTTTTTTATTGAACTGAAGACAGGCAAGGGCCGAGTGAGTGAGAACCAAAAGATAGCGCACGAGAAATTGCGAGAGGCCGGGGCGGAAGTTGAGGTGTGCCGGAATTTCGATGACGTAGTTAACACGGTGAACGATTGGGGGCTCACTCATGGACTTGTTTGACCTGATGGAAAAGAGAGAGAGCCCTTCCAAGAAAAAATGGCGTGAATGGCACGAGAAGAATCCCAATGTTTACTGGCTATTTAAGCGTTTCACGTTTGAGGCCATTGAAAAGGGCCATGAGCATCTCTCCCCTTGGCTCATTATCAACCGTATACGCTGGGAGACTGAAGTCGCCACAACAGGGCAGGATTTCAAAATCTCAAATAATTTTATTGCCTACTATTCCCGCAAGTTCATGGAGGACTATCCAGAATACGATGGCTTTTTCCGTACTAAGCCAATGAAAGAGGACTTGGCCGCATGACCCCCTTTGTTGAATTAGAGCCGGTCGAGGCATTCGTTCCGAAGTCGCGGGGTACGGAAAAGGCTTTGATGCGGCTGATGCTGGAGCCAAAAAAAGCACCGAAGAATCACATTAGAAGAATCGCCGCCATCGTCGCAGCGGTATTTGAGTGCCGGTTGGATAGTCTGTTTACCCGGCGGGTTACCAAGGTAATCACACCGGCCAAGTTTGCGGCATATTACATTGCGGCAACTGAGACCGAACACAGCTTCCCTGAGATTGGCCGCGTCTACAAAAAAGACCCATCGACCATTTTGCACGGCAAAAAGCGGTGCGAAGAAAGGATGGAGGAGAGCCAGCGGTATGCTGACCGGGTCCAGAGAGCCATAGATGAAT